TGCCAGGACTCAAGCGGAAGCCGAACTGGTCGGTCTTAGAGAGTCGACGAACGAAAACATCCGTCAGCTCATCTCTGACGCGGGGACCGAGTTAGCTGACCTCGAGACTACATTCCAGTCAACAATGAGCAATATTGATCAGCAATGTTCGTCCGATCTGAATGACCTTGCTCAGACGTATTCTCAAAAGTTAGCTGAGATTAACAGTGACCTTGAATCAAAATTGGCCCAGGCTCAGCAAACCCTTGCGGAAAATACTCAGCAAGCAAATGACGAGGCCGCAGCAAAATTAGAAGAGTTGAAGACTAACTTTGATAAAGAAATGACCGAGATTAATGAAAATCTCGAGGACCAGCTCAAGACCATCAAAGAGAACTTCGCTGATACAATGAAGACGGTCAAAGAGAAGTCAACCGAGGAACTTGATGAACTCAACAAAGTATTTAAGAAGAAAATCGAAGACATTAATAATGGAATCGATGTTCAACTTGATACTTTGGAAGAGAACTTTGATACTACTCTTGGGAATGTTGTCACAAACACTTCTCAGCAGATGGACGATCTTGTTACCAAAGTTGAAAGTGCATCGACTGGGTTTTATACTGCTGGCCTTAACGCTGCTCAGTCTTTTGCAACAGGATTGCGGGATGGAACTTGGTATGCACAGTTGGCAGCTCAGGCATTAGCTAATGCCGCTGTTGCCGCAGCAAACCAAGCGCTTGACATAGGTTCTCCATCAAAAATCTTTATGGCAATGGGTCGTTTTGTATCTGAAGGATTCGCAAAGGGAATCACTGCGTACTCGTCAAAAGCCGAAGACTCTACCGAAACAATGGCTCAAAACATTATAGCTGCCATGGGCAATGCTTTGGCTATGCTCGAAGGCACGGACTCGGAGTTCTCACCAGTAATTACTCCAGTTGTTGACTTGTCTGTTGCAAGAAGGCAATTTCAAACGGCGAACGATCTTCTTGATTCTTCCAATTCTTATCAAATTGCTCAGCAGTCTGCTAAGTTGGCGGCCTCGACGAAAGATCGTCAAAATGGAAGTGTAGAAACATCAACTGTCATTAATAATAATTTCAATCTTACTGGAATGCAGGTTCGTTCCGATGCCGACATCGACGATATTGCACAGAAACTTTATAATAAACAACAGACAGCAATGCGTGGTCGTGGACTAAAAGCATTTTCGTATTAAAGGGGTGATTATATTTGTTAGGAGGATTTACCTTTAAGGGCATTCATAGTTCGGTGTATGGCGTCTTTGAAACACCGAGGGATCAGGTTTTATTTCCTGAGAAACGAAGATCCCTAATTCAAATTCCTGGCCGATCAGAGGCGTTTGTTCAAGAGGATGGCGGATACAACGCTAGGGTCGAATCTATTTTATGCACATATGTCGCCCCCGAAGGTGCTAATTTACAACGTCAATGCAGACTTATTGCCGGATGGCTGGATGGGATAGGAGAGCTAACGTACGATTACGAACCCGAGATGCATTACAATGCATTCCTTAGCTCTTCCCCTCCCACAGTTAAACAGATGTCAATGCAGTACGCTGCGTTTGAGTTGGAATTCACGATTAACCATCCATTTGCTTATGAGACGGCTCAGGAATTAAAATTTGATTTAAATTCTGGGGATTCTTTTACAATTACAACCGATGGAACCGTGTCAACGCCTATACGCTTGATCATAAAAAATACCGGAACAAATACAATTCATAATCTAATCGTTGTGTCCAAATTTATTAACGACTAATATTGGAGGTACTACCTAATGCCTAAATCAAATACATCGAAGACAATGGTTCTGAACTTTTTAGCCCGTAACCAGTCTGTCACGCAGCCGGCGCAGTTATATTTGGCGCTGTATGCCACAAACCCCACAGATGCCGATACAGGCACTGAAGCGAGTTATTCGGGTTATCAGAGACAGGCAGTAACTTTCTCGGCTCCTCAGCTGTCCGGCGGTTCTGCTATAATTCAGAATTCAAACCTTATTCAGTTCGCGGTTGTTCCCAGTGCAAGTGGATCTATCGCTTATGCGGCTCTTCGTTCTGCTCAATCTGGTGGTGATCTAATTTATTACGGCCCCCTTGCCGCAACCTATCAGCTTAACCAGGGAGTTCAGCCGATTATTCCTATAGGATCTCTGACGGTAGCAGAGACCTAAGTATTTGAGGAGGTGACGCCGGATGTTCGATAGGATTCAATTCGACAGGAACGCTTTCGACAGAAGCGTCTCCTCAAGTGGGATAAGTATCAGCATTGTTGCATCGGGAGCCCTTCAGTTAAACATGGGGTTCCCGACTCCTATTTCTATATCCTTTAGTGGTTCCTCATCCTTGGTTCCTGGATTGTACGCCTCTGCCTTATTTGGGACAGAATTCTCTGGCTCCGGTGGAATTAATGAATTGACAGTAGTCTTTTATCAGGTTCCGATAACCAATATTAAAGCCAGTGGCGATGTTACAGTCAACATGAATCTGCGGATGCCACTGAGTGCAAATCTCTCGGGTTACGCGTCATTGGAAATCGATAATAGGGTATTGGTCCTGCAAAATTTGAATGTTTCATTTGTTGGGGTCAGCGATGTTGGTATTGAAATAAATAGTCTTGCATTTCTTGATAATGTCAACCTATCTTCTGGAAGTTTGATGACGGTCAAAAATCTGAATTTCCAGATACCCATAACGATTGCTATGTCTGGGGCGTCAGTGTTTACTCTTCGCCGACTTAGTGCTTTGAATGAAAAGTCCTTTACTCTTGAAGACATTAACCTATTGCCTGGTGAGACGGTTATAATCGATACTGATCTACTAACCGTTCTATTCAACAGTATTGAAGACGTTAGTTCTGTGACAACCGATTCGATATTTTTTGAACTATCTCCGGGCGATAATGAAATAGCTATCAATACTGATTCCGCAGAACATATGGATGTGACTGCAATTTGGCAAAATCGATGGTTGTAAGGGAGGGACGTTTCCTAGATGGCTAAACCATTAACTGTTTACGATGGGCATACTATGAAACGTCTTGCCTATCTACAAAATGCATATAACATAAGTTATATGCAGCCAATAAATGCTTTATGGACCGCATCTTTCAAATTACCATTTGGTGACTACAAGACCAAGTATTGCGAATCTTTTAATTTAATTGAGATTTGGGATATCGATGGTGGTGGTGGCGACCGTTATATTGGGCTATTCCGCATTTTGCCACAGACTGAGGAATCGTTAGGTGTGGGTGCCTATATTGAGTACCGTCTTGAGCACGTTCTGTCCACTCTATTGGATGACGTTATGCTCGGTTGGCACGAAATTGGCGATACCGAGGTTTACACCAGTCAAGCGATTGCTTATATTTTGGAGCAACAATCACAAAGTCGATGGGTGTTGCAAAGATGCGACTATGAGCATGAATATTTATATGGCTGGCAGGATGAAAATCTTTTGTCTGCGTTATATTCCATTGTAACGCCCTTTAGTGAAACCGATTACTATTGGGACTTTGATACAACGGTGTACCCATGGCAGCTAAGATTGCAAAAAGTTTCGCCGATACCTGTGACTGATATTCGCTATAAGAAAAACCTCTCCGGTGTTGTAAAAACCGTTGATCCATCAAATTTGACAACTCGTTTATATTGTTATGGCTACGGTGACGGAGATAACAAGCTTGGTATCGCCGAAATTAATGATGATATTCCTTATTTGGAATCCCCGAATGTATCGAAGTACGGAATAATTACTCAGGTCTGGACGGATGAAAAGATTACCGTTGCCGAGTCTCTTAAGGCTGTAGGCGAAGCAATGCTTAAGAAGCTTGAAGAGCCGGCGATAACGTACGACATAAACATCCAGACCGTTTACAATGCTGCTAATTTGCGAATAGGCGATACAGTCCGTGTGGTTACTGGTTCCCTGGACGAATACATGATCGTCAAACAAATTAGTAAAGATGATTTGACTGGTGCGCCACGTTCTGGTCAGATTGTTGTGGGAAATGGCACAGTGGACATAAGCTCAAGTATGGCGGAGCTGGCGGACCGGCAACGTATAAGTGAGACCTATAGCCAAGGTAGTGAATCTATATTTATGGATTCATATATGGATAACGCCGACGCCTCCAACCCAATTGAGGCGACTTTTATAATTCCAGAAAACGCTGTGCACGTTAACGAGATACGGTTCAATGCTCGGCTAACACCTTTTAGGGCTTATAGTAGAGCAATCAAAGGTGGCGGATCTGGCGTAACAACGACCGAAGCCGGTGGTGGGTCAACGCCTACGACGTACGCTGGCGGAGGAATTGTAAATACTCAAACTGGGCAGGGAGGCAGTTCGTCGCCTACCACAACTTCTGGTGGACAGGTCAACACAACGAGTGAGTATAATTTTCAACAAGTAACCACATCGAGTTATGCTGGTGAGGCTAGCCAATCTGTCAGCGTTTCATATGTGCTTGCCGGTACGACTTCTGGCCCAACTGTTCATAACCATGGTGTGCCCCTTGGCACGGTTATTGTAACTAATGTCGTTGCTCAAAAGAATACCTCCGGATATGTGACAGACTTGCTAGTTTACACGCATCCTGGTTGGGTTCCCTCAGGCGACCACTATCACTCAATTAACATACCAAGTCACACGCATACTGTGACCATTCCTCAGCATAATCATAGTATTAATATTGGTGGGCACAATCACTATGTTACAGTGCCGTCGCACACGCACACAATTTCGCTTGAATCACATACTCATAGCGTCCCGATTAGCCCTCACTCACATCAAATTTCATTACCAAACCATACGCATGATATAGAGTATGGGATCTACAAAGGTCCATCCGGATCCTCGATGACTATTTATTTGGATGATGTCTCTATTGGGACATATAGTGCATCTGTGACAGACGTTAACTTGATTGCATTCATGAGTAAAAACGCGAATGGTAATATTTTGCGTGGAACACATAAAATAAAGATTACTCCTAATTCTCTAACGAGAGTTGAATGTTCCTTCCAAATCCGTCTCTTTACTAATGCACGTGGAGGAGGACAATATTGATACGTAAAGGAGATTATATATGCCGATAACGAAAAGAACCATGTATCCTCCACAGAAAGATTCTCCGGTAACATTCTTATCGGGTAATATTTCGGGGACAGATACGGTAATGACGGTGGCAAGCACATTATCTTTGCCATCGGTCGTTCCATTTCCTCTAACCCTGGGTATTGATAAAACAGTTACAGAAACAGTAATTGTAACCAATGTAAATTCTACAACAAACGTGTTAACTATCACCCGGCAATCGGGAGCTATAGCTTGGGTCGCTGGAACGCAATGCGCTCGTGTCTTTACCGCGGCTGATTTATTGGCCGTTCAACAGAATGTCTCTGACAACATCGATCTCACCAATAGTATGGAAGATGATATTTCGGAGTACGGCGACTCAATTGACGATTTAGAAACGACAGTTGGTGGTGCATCTAGTGGACTGGTCAAAGGATTGGCTGACGAAATTGCCAGAGCTACTGCGGCAGAAAGCACCGAGAAAACTAGGGCTCAGAATGCCGAAACGTCACTTGATAATGCTAAACCTAATAGATCCGAATTGGCTCAGTTGATCGTCGACTGGGTATATTCTCAAGATGCTGTAAAGGTATTACTGACTATAAGTCGGTATAATGCCAGCACCCAGCAGACAACTCAGTTCACTAAGACCCTTCCTGTTGCCTCGGCTATTGCGATGGGTGTTATGCCTCCCGAATCGTATAACGAGATTACAAATTTGCGGTCTGACGTTACAGCTTTGCAGCAGCAAGGTGGGCGTTTTATCAATCAATCGTTCGGGACCAAGGCTGCACTGGAGTCCTATACCGTTCCTTCATCTGTAAATGTCGGAGACTTTTGCTTTGTATTGGATGACGAAGGGCATTCTTCTGCCACGACCCGGTGGATCTATAACGGGATAAAGGGGACCAGTACGGTCAACCAAACAACCAATGGATTCGCCTTCGGATACATTGTTACCTATGATCCTGTTGGTATCGCCGATTCCAACACGCTTGGGTTAGTTAAGAGTGATGCCGGAACAACGAACGGTAAGATATTTGTTGAAACCAATGGGACAATGAGTTTGGTTGGCTGGGACGCCCTTGCAACTACAGTCAATGGTAAACTTGATAAAGCTGGCGGTACGATGACGGGACCTCTTGTCCTTAGCGCCGACCCATCGGCCAGCCTTGGCGCTGCAACCAAGCAGTATGTCGACAACAATAAAACAATACAAAATGTTTGGTATGGAATATGTGAAACGTCAATTGCGACAGTTGCAAAGACGGTTACTATAACTGGTTTTACTTCCGCTAATTTAGTTGCAGGCACATTACTAATGCTGAGGGTCCTATACGGCAATAGTGCTACGTCACCAACCTTAAATATTAACTCCCTTGGGGAAAAGGCAATCAAATACCAGTCCGCAGCGCCTTCTAATGCGTTAATATGGCCGACCCTTTCCACGATTCTCTTAGAGTATGTTGGTGCAACATGGGCCCTGATAACTCCAGATGCCTATAGCAAAGCATTGGCGGCGTTGCCATTAGCCGGTGGCACGATGACCGGTAATATTATTGCTGCGAACCAAGAAGTTACCGTCCAAGGTGCTCGCAATATTTATGCGGGAACCGATGCCATGACTGCTGGTACAACCGATTTGACTACGGGTGTTATCTACCTGCAATACGAATAGGAGGTAGATATAATGGCACAAAATTCTTATATTGGTGTATCGGGCAAAGCCAGAACCATAAAGGCCATTAACGTTGGTGTTGCTGGCAAAGCCAGAAAAGTTGTCAATGGCTATATTGGCGTTGCCGGTAAAGCCCGACCTTTTTTTAGTCTGGCAAAGGGTATTAAGTTTTACCAGACAGTGGATCCACTAAATGCGGCGGCATCCACTCCAGAGGCTGCTAGTATAGGCGATTATGGCTTATTTGCTGGAGGTTCTACCTCAACACAGGTAACGAGTTATAATGGATCCCTGCAGAAAGGAACCCCAACCGCACTTTCTACGAATAAACGGTACCATTCGGGTCAAGGTAATTCTGGATACGCCATGTTTGCGGGTGGGGGTTCGGCATCAGGGGGTTGGACCGTGTATGACACCATTGAAGGTTATTCTTCATCCCTCCAAAAGTCTTCGGCTACCTTAAGGAATCCTCGGTATTCTCTGGCATCTGCGTGTACAGGAAACTATACTTATGCAGTATTTGCCGGAGGGTATCTTAGCGGTAGTATTACTTCAACAGATGTTGATTCATATAATGCCTCTATGCAGAGATTTGGTACTCCTGCTTTGACAACCGCGGTTTCCGATTTTGCTGGAGGGAATGTTGGGGTCTATGCTATATTTGCTGGTGGGTATCTTAGCGGTGGCGAGGTTTCAACACAGGTAACGGCATATAATAATTCCTTGCAGAAATCAACGCCCACTCCTTTGTCAGTCGGCAGGGCTTTACCGGCTGCAGCCAATATTATAAATACGACAGATGCTAAACGTTATACATTATTTGCTGGGGGAAATGATGGCTCCTCAAAGAAGACTTTGATTGAGGCGTATAGTGACTCCTTGCAGCGAACAATTTTGACAACTGGTTTGGAAACCGCCCAATCTGGTCTTGTTGGAACTAGTTGCCGAGGATATGAAGGAGAAACAGCAGTGTACCAGGCCGTTTTCGCTGGTGATTTGTTAAACACGGTGACAATCATCAACTCATCATTACAGCGGCTAACCCCGAGTGCAATTAGTTCCTCGCTCCGACCAGGCTTAGCGGCAACTTGGGTTCCCTATAGTACGAGAGAATACGCTCTGTTGGGTGGCGGAAACAATACGGCTGTTGTCGACGCATTCACTTACTTTTAATTAAAAGGAGACATAATAATGCATAAACTTGAATTGTATACAGGCAATAAAGTCTATATCGCTCCTAATAGCGAGATAGACACTACAGAAAACGTTCTACGCAAGTTCCCAGCTGCCCTGACTGTCAAGCATGTCGTGCTGACTGATGAGGGCGGAGAAGTCTCATACGCTATACAGATGCTGTCCGCTTTATGCGGAATTCATGGTGTGTCTCAGTCCCTATCGGATGCCGAAAAGATCGAACAGCTTGAGGCTATAATGAATGCGCCGGCCCCTGAGGAAACGCCGTCAGCCAATGAGCGCATAGCAGCAATGCTGGAGTTCCAGACTCTGGCAAGTTTGCCCGATGACGAGGAGGAGGAATAATCAATGAACTTCGAAATGATCAAGCGTAATTATGACCGTGGTCTTTGGACAAAAGCAATGGTCAAAATGGCAGTGAAGAAAAAAGTAATCACGGCCGAAGAATACGAGCTCATCACAGGAGAGATATACTCCTAACAATCGAGGAGGTGGACCAATGATACCGCTATCACATACCATGGTTTTAACATTTTATTTGAGAAATCAAATAATTAAATGTGCTGGCATACCCGAAGTTGTAGAAGATAGCAAGAATTATCTGTATGCCCAATTTATATTTTCGCCAGATTGGGCAGGTCAGACAAAGACAGCTATATTCGGACATGACAATAACGGAAATGTTCGCCTATGCCGACGCGGTGAAGCCGAACGCATCCACCTCGGCACCCTCGCGAGCTTTCCCCGCTACACGCACGTCGAGCAAGACGGCGAAGTCAAAGCGCACCTGCAACTCAATGCAAAGGTCATCGACCGATGAAAAGGAGAATGATATGAAGACATATACATATGCGGGATACCGTATCACCGAATTTGATCCCAAAAACCTCAGACTTCTTTGGTGGGATAAGCCGAAGAACGGTTCGCCGAAGAACGCCTTTAACCTTGGTTTCTTCGGTAACTACAGTGCTGGGGGAACCAAATACACGCTTCCCGGCGGGAATGTCTGTGTGGATAGTGGGACTATTGGCCTCCAGCAGAAGCAGGATGTTGTGTCCTGGGGCGGCTCAGTAGACAAGGGAAAAGTCCGTCTGACAGTCAATCAAAATGGAAGTACTCAATTCAAAAACAAAGCCATTACGACGCTGGTCATCAGCGAACTCGGGTTGGCTTCATTTTATGAACTCTTGGTTCTGCCTCCTGACTGCAAGTATGCGATCTCAGGATACCCGATAATCCGAAAAGGCGAAGATGTCTCGTACACCAATACATTTAAGCCACAAGGCTGGTATGATGATATTCTCAGATCCGCCTATCGCAACATGATTGGCGGAAAAGGTCAGACGCTGTATTTGATTTCTGGTAAATCGAATACAAGTAATCTCCTTAAAACCTCAGAAGTCTTTAACGCTTTAAAGACTTTAAAACTTGACAATCTTATAGGTCTTGACGGCGGCGGTTCTTATATTTCGACTGTGGGGGCCCCAATACTTAAGACATCGGAAAACCGCCGTATCAATACAATAGGTATCATCGATGCTTAAAACAATAGACGCTCTTAACAGGGCGTCTCTTTTTTCGCATTTTTATCATCTCCTATAATGAGAACATTTATATTTTGAAAAGGAGATAAAACATGAACATAATCAAAACGGTAAAGGCCCTGTGCATTGGCTTTGGAATTGGTATGGCTATGGGATTTATGTGGCATATTGAAAAAATTCAAGAGCACTGGTGGTGGATATTCCTCACAGTGCTTGAGATCATTTTGATACCACTTAAGCTCGTAATACTTATTCCGGCGACGATCGCTTGCGCTTGCAGCAAAAGATTTCGTAATTGGTTTACAGAAACTTTTTCAGTAATATTTGAATAAGGACTTGGCGCTTCGGCGCCTATTCTTTTTTCGCAGCAATAACATGGACTATAATGAAATGATATTTAGGAGGATTAATAATAATGAAAAAATTTAATTGGGATTGGGTGTGTTATTACATGTTTTGTGTTATAATGGGCATTGGATTAGGAATGATAATTTGGCAATCTATATTAATGTTTTTATAAAGAATTAAAAAGAAACCGAGTGGTTTCTTTTTATCCTCGCAGCAATAACATGGACTATAATGAGAAGC